ATTTAGCTAATGTCATCGCAGGCGGCAGAGGTGATGGTGGCGATGGCAATGTAAGCACGGATCAAGTGTTGCAAGATGTTAATAAAGCAACAAAAGCATTACCTGCTGAAGAAAAATTACCCGCTGCATTTGAATTTTTAATCAATGCAGCAAAACTTGGCACAACGCCATCAGAAGCAATTGCTAATGATTGGGTAACAAAAGAAGGCGCGTTAACTGAAGCAGGCGCTGAGCACGTTGCTGAAGTGCAACCCGCAGTTCAAGAGCAGCCTGCTGCTGAACCACAACCAGTAACAAATTTACAACCAAGCCCACTTACAAATCCTGCGTTAAATACTGAAACGCAACCAGTTTTGCAAGAGCCAATAAAAACAGTAAAGATCACTGAGCCACCAATTGGGGGTGGAAACATAGGCGGTGGCGGCACATCTACGACTACGCCGCCGTTAAGTGTCAACCCCCCGATCGCCAACCCACCGATTGACATCAACCCGCCTGCGATCGATGTAATCCCGCCCACTATCAAGCCCCCGCCATTGGTTCAGGCAGCGATCACGCCACCTACGGCTGCGCCTAAAGCATCAGCTCCGGGCACTACAATGACGCCATCGTATATGTACAGCGGCGTGGGCTCGCAAGGCACGACGATCGGAGCGCTGCCCGGTAACCTACAAGCTACATTCCTGCAAGGTGCAAACGTGGACGAATACAACCCATTTGAGAACTACAACGTGTATCAGCAGCTTGGTTCGCCGCCGCCTGTACGAGCCGCCCAAGGCGGTAGCCCCTTGCAGCTTGCGCAGATGCAGCAGGGCATCTACGGCGTCGATCCGAGCCTCTACGGCGTGCTTCAAAAGCGGGCGGCACCTAACTATTTCACCTACGGCTCTGACACGTCTGGGGGCAATCCTACAACGTTTGCGGGTAGTCAGTTGATGGGTAAGCCCACGCCCGGCATCCCTGTCATCCCAACGGGTCAAAAGGCAGCCGCCGACTGGCTCTACCAAGGCTCGGGCACCAACCCCTTGGCAATGGCAGGCACAGGAATTGCAACCCTGCCCACAGGCACGATGGCTGAGGGCGGTCAGGCTCACGCTCACCGTGAGCACATCCCAGAGTTCATCACAGGCGCGACTGGGCACTACGTCAGGGGGCGCGGCGACGGGCAGTCAGACGACATCCCCGCAATGTTGGCAGACGGCGAGTACGTCTTTGACGCATCGACCGTGTCAACGCTTGGCAATGGCTCATCTGACGCAGGCGCTAAGCTCCTAGACGCGTTTCGCGAGTCACTAAGAGATCACACAAGGTCAGCACCCGCTGATAAAATACCACCAAAAGCGTCGCCTCTTGAGTACATGAAAGAAGCGCTACGAAACGTAGGAAGGAAATAATCATGGCTGACATCGATCTGACAACCTTTGACCCAACGTCTGTGCCAGTAGCGCCGTTAACTGCTGCTGCCCCCACGCCGGGGGCGACGTTCAACGCTGCAACGGGACCGAACCTGACCGCCGCGCCGTCAAACTATGTGACCCCGCCTCAGTTGGGCACACCCTCTACGCCATCAAGCGGCTCGTTCACTCAGGGTGCGGCACTACCTAACATCACGACTACGCAGCAGCAGGCTACAGCGGCTCCTGCGTGGTACATGGACTACCTGAACAACTTGGCGGGCAAGAGCACCCAAGCAGGCGCTAACGCTCAGTACATCGGTGCGCAGCCTCTGCAGCAGCAGGCGTTTAACCAGACTGCAGCAAACGTTGGTAACTACCAGCCAAACTTGCAGTCAGCTAACGCGCTCACGATGAACGCTGCGACGACCGGTGCGCCAGACTTAGCTCAGGGCTACATGAACCCGTACATCAACAGCGTCGTTGATGAGGCGGGTCGCTTAGGTCTGCAGAACATTCGCAACACGATCTCGCCTCAGGCAACTGCGGGTGCGGTGGGTAGCGGTCAGTTCGGCTCAACCCGTGGCGCTAACGTGCTTGGCCAGAACGTCACAAACGCGCTACAGACGCTTGGCGGTCAGCAGCAAGGTCTACTTGCAAGCGGTTACCAGAACGCGCTGACTACTGCGCAAGCTGATCTGCAGCGTCAGATGATGGGCGGCTCGCAGATGGGTGCCTTAGGCACCACGACGCAGAACTTGGGCATGGGTGACGTGAACGCGCTCTCTACGATGGGTGGTCAGCAGCAGCAGATGGCTCAGAATCAGCAATTGTTCCCGTTGCAGGTTGCAGCGCAGCAAGCAGCGCTGATGAAGGGGTTCACGATTCCAACGTCTGTATCTTCGACTTACACAGGACCAATTCCCGGCGCGTATCAGACCTCGCCGCTCCTGCAGCTCGGCTCGCTTGGCGCTGGTATTGGCTCGTTCTTTCAAACACCTGCAAGCGGTGGGCCGAGCATCATAGATAATATTAGCGGGTGGCTTGGCAAGACTTTTGGTAGTGGTGGTGGCGGTGGTTCTACTCCAGAGTATGTTCCCGGCACCGGTATATATCCCGGCGAGAATCCAAATATTTAAGGAATAAATCATGGTCACTTCAGTTGCAGGCGCACCGTTATCGGGTGGAATAGTAGCCCCGCCGATGGGTATTACTACCGACCAAGAAGCGCTCGCTAAGTACACGCAGGCAATCGACGCTCAGTTAAAAGCGCTTGAGAATCGCGGCGGAAACATCAACCTAGCAAAAGTGGCTGCTGCGATGGCTGATCCCGGTCGCACAGGCTCTGCTGCTGAGGGTTTCGGTCGCGCAATGGGTGTTATCGGGCAGCAGCGTGAAGAGCAAGAGGCGCAAGTTTTACCAATTGCTCAGATGCGCGCACAGTTAGCCGGTCAACAATATCAAGTGGCCAAGCAAGCAAAAGGGCTTGATATTGTTGGCAAGATATTTAACAAGTCACCCGGTGAAGCAATAGCAGGGTTGCAATCGAGCACAGGCGGTATTGACCTAGGTCTGATGCCAAAATTGGCGCAAGCTCACGCGGCGCTTGTAAATGACCCCGAGTTACGAAAATTTGTTACTGAGCAAATAGGGATACAGGAAAAACTGATTGACACTGCACTGAACTTAAGAAAAGAAGGCATGAGTATCTTTGAGATTAACGACAGAATCCCCGGTGCGCTCGAGTACTTTAAGTCGTTGGGTGGGTCTTCTGGCGCACCTCAGCCAAAGGGTGACCCTAATCTAACCAGCGGCCCACCGCGCCCGGAGACGCCAGCTGCTGGAACAGTTCCCGTAGGCACCCCACCTCCACGTGTGCAAGGTGAGGAGGCCGTGTTTAACGGCACACCAGATAACCAAGCGGTACCTGCACCTGTGCCTGCACCTACTGCGGCACCTGCTCGTCCTGCATCAGCTGCAACGCTTACGCCACCAGCAGCTGTTGCAAGTGATGCAAACTCTTACACCGATCCGGTTACTAACATTACAACCGACTTAAGTCACATGGCTCCTGCTGAAAGGCGTAGGTTTGAGTATGAGCAAGAGGTTAAGAGGCAGGAACGCGCAAACGCTAATTTAAGCCTTCGTGGTAAAGAAGCTGAGCCTGTTCGCAAGGCTATTTTGGAATTTAGACCGGGTGTGACGGATCAAATTTTTGCAGACCTGACCTCTCTTGAAACTATCGCTAAACGTAATCCAAAAGTGTTTGATATCTTGCGCAACAACAATGATATCCGTGACATTGTAAATACAGCCATTAACCAAGGCATCCCACTTGGAAGTTTTGGGTCGCTTCGTTTACCAGTTGATGAGTATATTTTGGCCAGCATGAAGGACACCGAGCGTAGTGACTATCAACGTGCACGCATGATCTTGGCGCAGCAGTTCTTTGCCAGCGCGATGGCAAATAAAGCCGCTATCCCGGGCACCATCAGCAACAACGAAGACAAACTGTTGCAGGCTCCGTTGGCCGGCATGTCAGATACTGTGCAAACCGTTAGGGATTACATTAAACGTAGTCAAGTACAAAACGGGCATCGCGCTCAAATGTACAAAGCTTTTACGGAGTTTGAACAAAATAATAAAGGCGCAGGCCTTGAAACGTTCTTTGACCCTAACAATAAATCATCGCGATATAGCCAAGTTAACAGTCATTACGCTGACATGTATCGGACTGTTTTAGGGGAGCAATAATGACATTGCCAACGCTTGAAGAAACTTTAAACCCTCCTAAACGGGAAAAACCTGATACGACGGGTTTACCCTCATTAGAAGAAACTATTGGCATAACCGCTAAACCCGTTGATGCGCCTAAGTTAAAAGAGTCTGCCTCGACCGACGAGATCAGAGCTTACCTTGCCCCGACCGCGGCAGGTGCCTCTGTGGGTGCAGCCAAGGAGCTGCTCAGAACAGTCCGTAACAGGCCAGAGGCCCCCTTTGGACCGCCGGGGCTTACCCAAGCGCGCGAGGCGGCATCACAGGCACAGACGGGTGTGACCACGGCTCTAAACAACTACCGCGCGCAACAACTCCCTTATTTCACCGCCACAGACATCGCTTACGCTAACCTCGGAGCCACGACCGCTGCTGCTGAAGAGGCCGCTCAGCGGTTGGCTGCAGCACAGGCTGCCGCACGGTCATTTGGCACGCCCGTTGAGCGCACGCCGGTGGTTAACTGGGCAACAGGCAAGAACACCAGCCAAGGCATGACACCCTTGCTAACATCCTTGCAAGCCAGCCAGCAACCGAGCATGGAAGCCGCCTACGCGCTCAACCGGACCATGAGTCCTGTACCCGGCATGAGCGCGGGTGAGAGCCTTATTCTGCCCGACAGATTAGCTGGTGAGCAACGAACGGTGGTCAACGCCTTGCAGGCTGCGCAAACGGCAAACGAGGAAGCGCAAGCTGCTCGTGCTGCCGCGCAGGCGCAATGGTTAAACCTGACAGGCAACGCGCCCAACGAGTTCGCTCGTGCGCAGACCAACTACACCGCGGCAACTGGTGCTGCTACCCAGACGGCTGAAGAGCTCGCACGGCTTCAGGCTCAACGGCCCGGGCCGCTTGCGCAAGTTGGGCGGGCTATCTCCAAGACACTCGGCCCCCTGTTGCCAATCGCAGGCGGTGCGTTGGCCGGGCACGATATTGTCAAAGCCGTAGCCGAAACACAAAAGCAGATGAAGGAAAAGAACCCCAACTACACCGAGGCCGCGATGGATGCGCTAAGCGGTACAGGTGGGGCACTCATGCTAAGCGGCAACCCATACGCAGTTGGCACAGGTGCCGCGATGACAGCCATACCGGCTGGGCGCTCGTTGGTCAATCAGTACTCCAAGGCCATCACCCCGATGTTGGAGCGCGACCCTCGGAACGCGCAGTTTTTAATACCGTAGCCTGCTCCCATGCAGTGAGCCAGATGTTGTAGGGGTCCTCGAGTAAATCGTTGGCCTCTGCACGGTCGAGCAGTTTGAGCCAGTCTTGGTATGCCTGTTCACATTCGTTCAAGGTATTTCTCCAGTTTGTTAAATTTATCATGGCTTGGCTCGTACTTGCCCAAGAACCACGCGTACACCGCGGTGCGTGACACCTCTAGGTGATCTGCAATATCCACGATGCTCACGTCAAGCTCGATGGCCTTCATGGCCAAGCGTGTGAAGGGCGTGAAGGGCGTGTCGTTGATCTGCCTGATCAGTGATAGTGAGTAGCCGGCCACTACGAGCTCCCCTGCTCGGCAATCATCTTTTGCGCCATCTCGTTGGCCAACTGCGGGATCAAGTCCCACGGCACCTTGGCGGCCGTTATCAGGGCCTGCATCGCCATACCGGCGTACAGTTTGAACAGCTCGTCGTCATTCATTCTAAAATCCCATCCCAAAAAATAATCGGTGTGTCTTCGCCAACATAGCTGCCTTCGAGGTTGAAGTTGCAGTACTCATGGGCCTCTTGTGGTGACATGCCTTGTGACATGAGAAGAACGACAATCATCTCACCGCTATAAACAGCCCGGGTAACGCGATTAAACCCGGGGTGCCATACATCAGCGGCACCAACTAAGGCACCATCAAATCCGTCAAATTTTTTCATGGCTCACCTCAATAAGTTTCTGTAGGTAGTGCTGCGCCTTCTTCAGGTCCTCAACGCCGCCCTTGTCCTTCCACCTACTAACGTATTTCACTACGTTGCCCTCTAGATAGCCCAAGTTGTTGGCGATGATGAAGTCCCACGGCTGTATGGCCTTGACTGCGTAGTGTGCGCCACCTACTTGTTGCGCGTTGGCGCGTATTGCTGCGCCTATTTGCGCAATACCTTTTAACTCTTGCTCGTTCAGTTCCATATCGGGTTCCTTAGCCATGCCGCTGCTTCGTTAGCCTATCGCGAATCTGCGTTGCGAGCTGCTCGAGCGCCACGTCCAGCACCATCGGCACGTCCACACCATCGAGCCCCTTGCGCATCACGTCAACGAGCTTGGCGCACTCTTCGCGCTCGATTGAGATCGCGGTCTTGGTCGTGTTGATCGCGATCTGCATGATCTCGGCCTTGGCAAGCGCCAGCGCCTCGTCAAACTCCTCCTGCGTGAACACCCGTGAGTTGGTGCCGCGGGCAAAGAACTTCTTCTGGAAATCAGTCAATTCTTTCATTTAAACCACCACTTTAAAAATAATAAGAATGCGCACCATGCGCCGTACCACCACAGCATCCACATTGGTAGGTCAGCGGGGATGTTCATTAGTCCTCTACCCCATCAATCCACTTATCCAGCCTGTCGTGCATCCACTTGCGTTGAGCTGCTGCAAGCGTCATGTCTTTACCATCGACAATTACGCCTGTGGTGCTCGCCATCTCTTGATCAAATTGCTCACCCTTGGTAAACGTAATCAGCTCCACATCCCACATGGCGGTGACTACAGTGCCTTCCCAGTTGATTGCAAGTTCTGTTTTCATTTCATTCCTTTGGTTAATTCGTCATAGTGTTCGTACTCGTACAGGTACTGCAAAGCAGTCACTTGATTGCCTAGTTTTTTAAAGTGTTCGTGCATCTTCATGCAGTCCTCCTTCGTGCGTAGCTGCCATTTTTGTTTTGGTTGGTACTTCAACTCACGCACAGACAACTCAATCGGCGTACCACACACGCCCTCGTTCCACGCCTGAAACATGCCATCACGCTTCTGGTTGATTGTCAGGTCGCCGTAGTTGCTGTGCTTGAGCAACATGCCTAGCTCGGTAGCACCTGCCGTGAACTTTGACCGTGGCGGGTCGTTGGGTGGCACGATGGTGTAGGTGTAGGGTAACTTAGCCACCGTTCTTCTCCTTGAGAACTTCTTCTGTGGCGTACTGAAGCGTTAGCCCATAGGTAGGGGCACCTCTCTTCGTATGGCCTTGCACAATACTCCTCATTTCGTTGCGCTCTTCATCCGTCAGCCCGACCCATTTACGCCTATAAAAACCTGCTGCGTTAAGTATCTGCTCAAGATTTGGACCAAATATTTTAGTTGGCATTTTAGGAGCTTGTTCTTCAGCTTGCTTAATCTCTTTAAACTCAGCTTGTTCTTTTGCTGTTTCGTATCCAGCATCAAACCCCGCGCGCCAGTCTGTTTGCTCAGGCTTGGCTAACTCTTGTTTAAGAGCTTGAATTGTTAATCCGCATTTATTTGTTATGTAAGAATCCATTGTGCAATCTTGGTAAGCAATTAACAATTTCAAAGATTGCTGCATAATTTCACGGCTCATTTCGTCACCTCAAGTGCGTAGAGTGGTGTATTTAGCTGCGGGTGTGTTGTTTTATTAAATAGCACCCCTCTGCTATCCATGTAGCCAACAGGCTTCAACGCTTTCAGTTCACGGGCTGCGGTGAGGGCTTCGTCAAATTTATCAATACACAAACTTGGATGCTGTGTTTCTTTAATTGCCAACTCAAGCGCATTGATAATTAAATCGATTTTGCTTGTTAGTCGGGGATGCGCCACGTTGTTCAAGGCAACACCATCGCCATTTGTTGCGGTACGTTTGATATTAAAAGTGTTGCTCATTTCTCACCCCTTGCTCTGATTTCATCTGCGGCATAAGTAACGTAAGGTTGTCGTTCAGTTGGCTCATATTTAAGAGCAATTTTCGCACAAGCCTCACGCTCGTCTTGGCGCACAAGTTTTGCAAAACGCTCAAGGTCATTTTCTAAAAAACTAATTGCTTCGCCGTGCATTGCTTTGTGTACTGTTGCACCCGCTTGCACAGCCAACTCTTTGATTCGTTCGTTCATGCGTCATCTCCCATTGGCATAGCAAACATCTGACCTGAGAAGGCGTTCAGGATCGCTACCTTAGCCTCTTCACGCTCGTCTTCAGGGTAGTCAGCTACAACATCGTCAAGTATCGTCAGGATGTGCGCTGCAAGTTGTTTTGATGTGATTGGTGTGGTCATAGCATCACCTCTTTGACGCCATATGCCAACAAACCCAAAAATGGTCGGTCGTCATACAGTCTCTGATCAACATGATTCCTGAAAAAATATTCCACGCCATCAGCAAAAGCCCCGCAATGATGAGAATCACAATCGCCCATTGGTCACCTTTCATTTACCACCTCCGCTGATTTCAACCTACCTTTACCGTCAACAACAATTTTGATGCACTCATGCCCGACTTGGTCGTCAACCTCTACCCACGACTTCAGACCACAGATTAAATACTTCACCACATCAGGCTTTGGCTCTGGCTTGATGCGGTACTGCCAACTTTTATCCCAAGTCGGGTGTCTTAAATCTTTCCAATCCACATACTCACTTTTACCTTGAATCTGTGCCCCGTCAGCCCATGCGTGTATAAGGTCTGCGTGTTTGTGTTTCATTTTGCCTTCCCCTTCACATACCCGAACTTTTTCGCAAGCGTTTTAAATTGCAGCTCATTGATAAAGTACCAATCTTTCTGTACGCTCTCATACACAGGTATTGAGTGGACCAACTCATCATCAATCTCAATTGCATGCTCTATCAGCATCACGGACCGTGGTGCGCCGTTGATAAATACTATGTGTGCTACGGGTTTTTTGTTCATTTCACACCCCCACTCATCGCACGATCAACCTCGTCGTTCATCTGCTGCTCGGTCACCATGAACAACTGGCTGGTGTACTTGTTCAGCCAGCGGTAGCGTGCCGCATCAGCCGCCAGACCGCGGTGTATCCTAGTCGTTCGATCAAGCGTCGCGCTTAAGAAGTCAATCCTATCTGACTGCGCCTTAATATGAGCGTTGAGCTCGTCGACGTGCGTCTGCATTTCGCGTTGTTCTTTCATTGCAGCCTCATGAACTCGATGACGTTGTTTTTAATGGTGCTTATGACCGAGCCGTTGCCCCACAACTTGCACCCACGCGACACGGCCGCCGATCGCAACGACTCGGCGTCAAACTCGCCGGGTTCAAGTAAAAACACGTCACTGGGTTGCATTTTGTCAAAGTCTTTGCCGGTTAAAAAGGTGCTGTACGTGCCGTAGGGTACCGTCATCTGACGCCTCTTACGCTCGCGCGGTGCGACCACCTCAAGCGAGCCCTCGTTGATGATTGGCTCATCCGGTATCTGGATGACGTACTCGGCCTTGATGGCCTTTAATAAAACAATGGCTTTGTTCAATGCGATCTGTGTAATTTGTTCCACGGTTTAATCCTTTTTAATGTGTAGGGCGGTTTCTGATAACAACGAGAGACTCTTGTAGTAGTCCCACTTGGCGATGGTTACCGCATCCTTTGAGGGTGGCGTCCAGCCGTATTTTTTCCAAGTGCGTTGCACGTTGGTGGCCGAGGCTGGGGCGTAGGGTAAGTGCTCTGGTTTGAGTTCCATGATCACATCCCGTAAGAAATAACAAAGTACAGGATGAAGATGGAATACAGAATTACTGAGGCTTTAACTACAAAAGCAAGATATCGTGTGAGCATGTGTTTCTCCGTGTGAATTGACAATGTAAAGCTTTTTTTTAACTGAGTCAATAAAGTTTATGAAGACCTACGTCTATCAGAATTTTTACCGCCTCGCTCATGTACCACTGGTAGTCGATGTCAGTGGGTAGTACTTCTGGCAGCTCCATGATAGGCACCGCGTTGTCTGACTTGGGTACCTTGTTGCCGTTCTTTTTATAGCGTATGAAGTCGCCCTCAGTGCCCCGGTACCAGCGCACCACCTTGCCCAAGTACCTGCCCCGGTAGATCGCACCTGTGCGCACCGCACGCACCGTGGCAAAGAGCGTGATGTCCTCGCAGCCGTAGATGGTCTGCCTGATCGGTGTACCCTCTGCCAAGTACTTGACGGCCGCGATCGAGCATATCTCGTTAGCCGGGCTCTTTGAGAGCGTGGTGGCAGCATACGCGCCCTTGAGCTTCACGTGCCCGTCAGCCTTAATGGCCACGTAGCTGTTCACGTCACGCGAGTGCAGCGCGCGGTAGGCGGCCTCCTCGGTCACAAAGCCCGTGTGGCGCTCCCACGCGGCCACGGCCTCCTGCACGGCCACGTAGCGCTTCTTCTTGCCCCGTATCACGATGCCGTCGGTGTTGGCGCTCACCACCTGCGCGCCCGCGCCCTCTACCATCGCGATCAGGTCAAGTAGTGCTAACTGGCCGGT